GTCTAGCGTTGATCTTAACGTCCTCATTGCACCTGTGAGCATACTCTTCTGGTGTTAAGCCTACCCAATCCTCTACTTTAGGCTTAGGAACACCATACTCCTCACCATAAGATGCTAAGTTGTGGTCACTTAAGCTCCTACTATGGTTTAGATACCAAGACAGAGCTAACGTATCCACTAGCCTTGCGCTTATTTTAACGCCTAGCACCTTTTCCACTGCGGGGATGTCGAACCTTACGATGTTATGTCCTATCAGAATTGGTGCTTCCTCAAGGAAGATACGCATAGCTACATAGTCATGCGTGTGTTGCACATTCCCTTGGTCATCCATCCAAGATATTACATGGATCTTAGTGCTATCTAGTCCATCTGTTTCTATATCAAATA